TGTCTCCTTTATCGATCAAAATTTGTTCGCGACTAACATTGAGTTTGAACGGCTGGATCACCACGAGGAGATCATTGTCAAAACCTATCTTGATGCCCGATCTCATAAAGCAACCGACAAAAATGACCCAAGAGTAAGCAATCATCAAATGCAAGTTCGTATTGATGAAGTAGATTTTGATAGTGATAGCTGTTATTTTAAAACCAAACGATCTGCACTGACTGGCAGCTTGAAGTGGAAATTCACTGGGGGTACGATCCTTTCAAAAAAGGCTGAATCCGATTGTATCATTATCGAATCAAAGGTGGATGATACAACCTTTACTAAACTATTGAGTTATTCCTTCAGAGAAGTTGACCACGTGGGACTCGAAAAGAGCTTTGAGGAGATTCTTTCAGACCAACAAAAGTTTATGGATGTGTTCTGGGGAAGAGCCAAAATGAGTATTGAGAGCACCTATGCTCTCGAGGAAAGTGTAAACTATGGTATTTACGCGATTTTGCAATCCACTGGCAATGATGGAAAAACGAGTATTGCCGCGAAGGGATTAAGCGGCTCGGGATATGAAGGACATTATTTCTGGGATACTGAAATGTACATTTTCCCTATGCTCCTGAAATTTGCTCCGGAACGTGCGAAGAAATTGCTGGAGTTTCGAATAGAGACATTGCCGCAAGCAATCAAAAATCGGGAAACTATCGGGTATAGACGAGGAGCACTGTATCCCTGGCGAACAATTAGCGGGAAAGAGTCCTCTGCCTTTTTTGAAGCAGGGATGGCTCAGCATCATATCAATGGCGATATCGCCTATGCGATCATCCACTATTATGAGCAAACGCATGACTTGAACTTGCTTTTTGATGGCGGGTTTGAGGTGCTGGTCGAAACAGCACGTCTATATGCGGAAATTGCGTATGAACGAGACGGTGAATACCACTTCGATAAGGTAACTGGGCCGGATGAATATTCTGTCCTAGTGAATGACAATTTTTATACGAACAAGTTGATCGCTTATCAAACAGCTTGGATCAATGGGTTGAGTACACAACTTGAAGAGGCAGATAGTGAACGCTGGCAGTCGCTTAAGCAAAAAATGATTTTAAAGGATGCTGAATTAAGGGAGTTTGTACGTATAGGCAAATCCATTGCACTCCCTTTTGATGATGAAAAAGAAATCATCGCTCAAGATCGCGACTTTCTGAATAAAGCGTATTGGCCACTCTCAGAAAAAGAAACACATCATCCGTTGTTGCTGCATTACCATCCGTTAATGATCTATCGTTATCAGATCTGTAAACAAGCGGATGCCGTTTTGGCCATGATGCTTTTTGAAGAGGATTTTAGCGAAGAGATCATTCAACGCTCCGTCGAGTATTATGATCGCATCACAACCCATGATTCCTCCTTATCTTATTCGATTTTTTCAGTAATTTACGCCCGCTTGAATCAAACGGATAAAGCGTTTGAATACTTTTTAAAAAATGCGTTGATCGATCTTGAGGATACCCACGGAAATACGAAAGATGGCATCCATGCAGCCTCCATTGCGGGGACCTATTTGACTATTATTAACGGATTCTCGCATCTTAAATTTGACGGAAATCGTCCTTCGATTAACGGAACATTACCTAAGCAGATTCAACGACTTGCGTATAAAATAAACTATTTGGATAAGGTCTATTTGATAGAGATGGATCAAAATAATTCTAAAGTAACAGAGATAATAGCAGATGAAGAATTGAATCAAGGGGTTGCGGAATGATAGGATTTATTTTTGACCTCGATGGGGTTATCACCGACACTGCGAGGGATCACTATGAAGCGTGGAAGTATCTTGGAGAACAGCTCGGTATTACTATCGATGAGACATTCAATGAGCAATTGAAGGGGATCAGCCGCATGGACTCGTTGGAGATGATTCTGAAATATGGTGGAAAGGACGCGCAATTCTCCCTTGCAGAAAAGAAGGAATTTATGAAACTAAAGAACGATTTTTATGTAGAACGCTTGAACAACCTGACGACGGAAAATGTGCTGCCGGGAGTTAAAGCGTTCATTGAAGCAGCTCGAATGAAGGAGATTCCTTGTGCGATCGCCTCCGCTTCAAAAAATGCCCCTTTTATTTTGGAAAAATTAGGAATTAAGCAGATGTTCCATCATATCGTTGACCCAGATTCGCTATCAAAGGGAAAGCCAGATCCAGAAATTTTCCTTCGCGCTGCGGAACTACTTCAGATTTCCCCGACAAACGCAGTGGGATTCGAAGATGCACAAGCCGGGATCGATGCCATCAAGAGCTGTGGAATGTTTGCTGTCGGCATCACTTCGGAGTCTTCACTAGAGAACGCAGACATCACGATTGAATCGTTGGCCGAATTGTCGATAGACGCTTTATTGTATAACCTAAAATAGAAGGAAATATTTTTAATTTAGGTTTCAGAGAGACGCTGGATCGAGTAAAAGGTGTGGTCGAGATGTAGAATGTGACGGCTTGTTGAATTTTGTATCAAACAAAATGACCTCACTGATACTCAGAAAGATAAAAATCTCAGTTCTGTAATAACCATTTTAAAAAAAGAGGCTCTAACGAACGTGAAAAGATGATTTCAATTCCGAACGGGAAATCTGAAATCATCTTTTTTATTTATGAAATACCGCTTCTCAAAATAAAATACAAAACGTGTGATTCAATTGATAGCGAGGGTAGATTAGACGACAAAAAAGAACGGCATCATCTTTCTTCCTTCAGCAGGGTTTCAACTGATGGGTAGACGAGTAAAAAAAGAAGCAGTCCGAAATCACTGGAAAAGTGACTTCAAACTACTTCAATAACTGTATGGAGACGGCGGGAGTCGCTTAATTGTTTTACTGGCAACGTTGGAATCGAATTGAATGCCATTTTGAATGCTATTTGGTTTAAAAATCTACAAATTTATTGAACTTATCTGCTAGTTGTTCTTTTGCTAATTTAGAAACATGAGCATAGGTATTCATAGTTGTTTGTATATCTTCATGACCCAACCTGAACTGCACTTCTTTTAAAGAAGCACCCATTTCAATCAGAAGGCTTGCTTGAGTGTGCCTAAAACCATGCACAGTTATTCTAGGAAGCTGCTTTTTTTCTTTCTTGTCCATTTTATCCTGTATATCCATTAACCACTTACGAGACGTATCAAGGCTCATAATGCCATGAGGATTTTGTGCAGCCGCATTTCCAAATATTAACCAGTCTTCAGAGGGAGGAGCTGCTTCAATTTTCCACTCTGAAAGTTTATCCAAGGTTCCTTGATCTATTGAGATGATACGACTAGATCCAACAGTTTTAGTTGAGTCTAACTCCAGGCCATTTGCAGTTCTTGTTACTGCTTTATAGATGTTCACTGTTTTTCCTTCAAAGTCAACATCTTTCCATTTCAATGCACCAGCCTCTTGTTTTCTCATTCCGGTCATTGCTAACAAACGAAAAAATGCTTGAACTTTAATGTTGGGGTGAGTGTATAATACTTCAAGAAAAAGTTTCAATTGATTTTTATCATAAAAATGTTCTTCAGTCGTTTTTCTTTTTTTAGCCTTAGGTTTCCGAATTGATTCTGTTGGATTAGAAGATATCATTCCGAATCGTATTGCATACTTAAACACTAGCCCAGTGTAATTCATCATCTTAGAAGCAGTTTCATACTTATTTGCCCACTTATCCATCAATTCTTGAATCTTAATAGGATTGATTTCAGCGATATACATATCACCGAGTTCATCTAAAATGTGATTTTTAAAAATTCTCTCTGTTTTTAAAAGAGTTGATCCTCTCACAGTCTTCTTATATTCAGTCATCCACAGTTCATATACTTCTTGATAAGTTTTAGGCTTATCTTTCTTCAAAAGATCACTCTCGTAATCGCTTTGAAGCCTAGCCAACGCTAATTTGGCTTCGCGCTGGGTTTTGAAGTTTCTGCGAGTAGTTTTAACGGGTTTTCCAGTTATAGGATTAATACCCAGGTATGCTTGGAATTTCCAACGTTTTTCGCCGTTCTTCATTTTGTATTGACTGAACGTTGCCACGATTGAATCAACTCTCTTTCTTTGATACAATAGGCATACGAAAGGACCTATTGTATAGGTTTTGTTATTAGCACGTTCAAACTCTTGTCGGGGAGGGATCGTGCTTTTTTATTTTATTTCATTCCCATATTTGATTTTGATGTGGCTATTCCGTTGTTAAACGTGATGTTAAAGTTAGCTCCAACATCACCATTTACATTTTTAGTCCAAGAAAGCATTGATTGTTTGGACCCGTTAATTAAAGTATCTGAAATTCCATCAGGTTCACCAAATTCTTTCTTAGCTGTATCTTCGGAAAAACTCCCATCTGTTGCAACCGCATTGAATTGTTCCAATGTAACTTTTTCATGCTTTCCAACTTTTAAACCAGTTACAGCTTTTGAAACGGCTTTATCATTAGAAAATGAAATAACGATCGATGACATTAATTCTCCACCTTTGGGGCCACCCCAAGTCATCATTTTTGCAGTTTGACCTTCAAGATTAGTTTCAGATGTTGAGTCAGGTTCGCCGAAAATATCTTTAATCTCTTGTAGCGAGGTGCCACCTTCTCCGTTACTCATGATATCTCCTAATGTAATCTTATCGAAATTATCTTTTAAAACTGTCTCAGATTCATTTTTAGCCTTAATTGAGTTCGAAGTTTTGGCGTTGTTATTATCTGAAGCATCTTTTTTCTCGGATCCTCCACCTAGTGAGCCACCAATTACCAAAATAATTACTATTGCAAAAATCCAAAACCAAACCCTCTTATAAAAAGGTTTTTTTGCTTTGTACATTTTTCCATCAGATCCCATTACTTTTTTAGCCATTTTTAATTCCTCATTTCTTTGATATAATAGTTTTGCGCGATCTTAGAAATAAGGTCTTAAGTCCGTGTTGCTGCACGGGCTTTTTTTCATTTCATATTGATAACTTTATAAAAGTCCATTCCACAGCCCATCTCGTATTTTTGAACAAGCTGGAAAGCATACTGAGGAGTACAGTCTCTTTCAAAAACTAAAAAAGCGCGAAGTCGATTTTTAAAGGCTCCTTTACTCATAAAAAAGTAGTTTGCAGTACGCAAGAAGTTTCTAAACTTGTTAATTCCGAAAACTAAAGCTTCATCATTGGCCATTAAAATACCGGCTCCAAAATTTGCCCTTTTTTCAATATACTCATCTTCCGGAAGATAGCCTTCTTCTAAAAGAAGATCCGAAAAGGCTCTTCCGTTGTTTTCTTTGATAGGATCACAATATGCATGTATAGTTTCATGCATTTCAGAAAAAAATTTTCGTTCAACCATCGACAAAGCATTTACTGCCAACACAATTATTCCTTCAACCTTTTGGGTTGAGCCTAACATTAATTTGTCTAAAGGTGGTTTAAAATAATGTTCAGCATAAATGGCAAGCTTGTCATCTTCGACAAATTCTTTAATGTGAAAGTTTTTTACATCTTTAACTTCTACATCATAAAATTTAGCTGTTTTTTGTGCAATCGAGTTAGCAACAAAAGTTGCATCTCGAAAGGCATCCTCATTATAAAAATCCATATGCAGTTACCAACCTCGGAAATTATTTTTTCTTTTTATTTTCTCTTGCCTTTCGTTCTCTTGCTTTTTGAACTAAGAAGTCAGTGTAATCTTTCAAAGAATCTTCTATTTCTTCCGTTTCATCAGGATCAAATTCAGCAGTATTGAGTCTGAAATAGCCAATGAGATCAGAACCAGGGCCTTTATCAAGTTTAGGAATTGGTTCAGGGTCATCTGTTCTTCCTAGCAAATAATCAGTTGAAACTCCAAAATAATCTGCTACTTTTTTCAATCTATCTCCATTCGGGGTTTTAGTTTTCCATGAATATAATGAATTTCTGCCAAATTTCAATTTTTCTTCAAGTTCTACAATTGATATTTTTTGTTTGTCAGCAAGTTTTTTTACCCTGTCGAATGTTGTCATGTAGGTATTCCTTTCTCACTTAGAAACAAAATATAAACTTTATCGTAGAAAAACATTTGACATCTATTATAAAGTCTAATATACTTTGTTCGTAAGCTAGTTATTGAGCTTGAAACAAAACTAAAGAGAACCCATGAAAATTAAACTATTTCGCGGTCGGCAAACTTAGAAAGTTTAATTTAAAGGCTCATATAGTCTTATTTAGCTATGCTTTTATTCTACAATAAAGTTTAAAAATGTCAACATTTAGTTCTGAAAAAAGCTCAATAACTAGCTAAATAAAATAAAAAAGGAGAGGCTCAAATGCTAATTACAGATTTTAAAGAAATCGTTCTAATTCAAATGGATCGCCAAAACAAGACTTATGTTGACCTAGCAAGAGTAATCAATAAATCGCCAACGTATACACGCCAAGTTATAGCTGGCATCCAGAATGGTCCCAGCGCAGAAAAATACCGTCAACAAATTGCAAATCATCTTGGCTTAACGTTGGTAAAGGGGGGATAAAGATGAATTGGTCGGATATCAAAAAAATGATCAATGATTATCTTGAACTAAAACTGACTTCTCTTTTAACAGGTTTTATTCCCAAAAGATATCTGAATCAAAAACAAGCCACCATTTACACAGGAACTTCACCAGGACGAATCAATCAATGGGTCGATGACGGACTGAGAGTTATTCTCTTTTCTGAGAACAGCAATCCTAAGTATGACATAAAAGATTTAGATGCCTGGATGGAAAAACATAAAACGAAGGAGGTAACACAATGACAGATTTAGTAATCATGAAAGATCGCCAAGCGGTCACAAGTAGTTTAAATGTAGCAGAGGGGTTCGAAAAAGAGCACCGTAATGTTTTACGAGATATCGACTCGTTGAAAAAAGATGTGCTCAATTTTGAGCAGATGTTTTTCGAAGCAAACGAACCTGATTCATATGGTCGCGAACGTCGAGTTGTTTATATGAACCGGGACGGATTCACAATTTTAGCAATGGGATTCACAGGTAAGAAAGCACTGCAATTCAAATTAAAGTATATCGAGGCTTTCAACATAATGGAAGAACGCATGGAACAGCAACCTAAAATTGTTACTACTCGACGCGAACAAGTAATTTTAGCTTTACAAGCTAATGAGGAAACAAATCAGCGAGTTGATAAATTGGACACACGGGTAGCAGATTTGGAAGAAAACACTGTACTAAGTGCTGGCGATTACGGGTATATCAGTCGCCGCATTAACCAACGCGTTGCTGAAGTTGCTCGAGGATTTGGCAGACTTACTCAAGAACAAAGAGGAAAGCTCCATAAAGATATCAATTCAGGCGTCAAAGCAGTAACAGGCGTATCTACAAGAACACAGCTACGCAACAGACATTATGAAACAGTCTTAGACTTCATTAACGATTGGGAACCGTCCACGGCTACAAAGATGCAAGTACGTCAAATGACTTTAGATTTGGAAACAGCATAGGAGGCAGCAACATGAATGAAGAGAAATCAAGAACCGAAAGAGAACGCTACTTGACAAAATTCAAGCGAAAAAATGATGTTGAGCAATTTGGATTTTCTGTTGAATCCGCAAAAGCTGGTCAAGATGTCATAAACGAATTGAAAAAAAGAGACCTGACATATGATGACGCATACGCAAGTCTCCAATGGGCGTACAACAAACTTCAATATGAATCGAATTTTATCAATATTCAATAAAGTGAAATTTAGGGAGAGAATAATTATGAACGAAGCATCAGAAGGTATTGATAAATTATCAGAAGAAATTAATACCAAATTAGAAAAAATTATTACTAATTTAAAGGGTCAGAGGTTGAAAGATATCAGTGCCATGTTGGAAAGTGAAAAGTTCGAAATGAACCCTACTAAAAGAGCAATAATCGTTTTGCTGGAGGGAAAATTAGCTTCGGTACTTAATGAGCAATTTTTAAAATAAAAGTATTAAAAAAAATAAAAGCATTCAACATAAGTTTAAGGAGGGAGTAACTATGAAAAAAATCCAATTATCTGACGGAATGCCGACAGACATTCAAAGACAAAATCTGAATGTAAATAATATCGAGCTATTAGAAAAAGTAAAGAAATTGTGTGTTGAGTCAGATTTATCATACGTAGAAATTAATAAAGCCCTCTATCTAGTTGATAAAGAACTTTATATCAAATTAATTAATTCCCATTAATAAAGTTGTCAAAATCTTTTTCAAGTTTTTCTTAATTATACAACAGAAAGGAAGTTGGAAATGAAACAAATAAATCTAGCAACAACAATCATGTGCATGTTGGCAGTTCCAATCATTTCAAGTTTCAACTTGTTTGCAGCGTACGGATACATTGGAATATTTCTAATAGCAATCGGATGGGAAAATAAAAAGCCAACCGAGGGGGCTGACTAATGGTGAATAAAATGTCTACGATAAGTGAAAATGAATTAATAGAAAAATATAAGTCTTTGATTAAAGAGTATCATAAGCAAACTGGCGAATTTCCTAGTCAAATTCATCTAATTGCGGAGGGGTGTAGTCAGTATCAAGCTGTGATATTTGAGTTGCGGAAACAAATCTATTAGTTTTTGATATCCCTCTACTAGTGTGTGTATTAAGAGTTAAGTTTTTATTCAACAAAGAATCATCATACCTAAAAATTAAAGTAGTAATTTTTGACTCATATGGCGGAATTGTAATGGGCAAAGGTAATGGTGGAAACTTTGAAAGATTTGCTACTTTTTTAAAAGAATTTCCTGAGTATGCTCGACCACCATTTGGCATTTTAGTATACGGGGATTTTATTGTAACAGTGTAATCATTGCCAATCATTGTGAATACATTTATATCCTCTTTTATTTCTAATATAGAAAATTTGGTTACAGTAACTGGCAAAGAACTATTATTTGTCAATAAAACAGAGTCTATAATTCTGTATTTATACTGATGATAAACGTCTGGTTCATCATTATTCTCTCTATCTATTAACCATTCCTCACACGGTGAAAAAAAGTCTACTTTTATGTTGAATCTTTTAGTCTTTCTATCACTGTAGGAATTGTAAAAGGCAAAGGAAGAAAATACTAATGAAGTAACAGGCAAGATAAAGTTCTTTATGGGTTGTATGAAGATATCCCAATCTAAATGTGAAAGACACTGAAAAATATTCAAAAAAGCCACCATCCAATTTTTAAACCATTATATCAAATTGAAAGGGGTTAGGAGAGCATGTGTAGAAAAGAAGCGTTACAAATTGGAAAAACAATTGCTGATCGATGGTATCGGAAAAATGAAACGACTTTTCTGGCAAAACAGAACATCGAACGTAGGAAAGCATGGGAACAAAAAAACTCACTCGCCGGCAAGCAGAAGTGAGTATTTAAACAAGTATTCTTTTCGAAATCATTATATCACAATCAACAGATCATTTTAAGACAATGATTTGTGATTCTATTTTGTATTCGAAAGAAGGGATTCACAATGCTTGCTTTGAAAGATTATGAATTATTCCTAATGGAAAATGAGATCAGACCCAACACGAAAAAGAATTATATGAACACATTGAATCAACTGAATAAATTTTTGTTGAGCCATAGATTAGACCTTACAAAGGAGTCGCTGATCTATTTTAAGGACCATTTAAAGAATGATGAATATATGCTCGGGAAAAAATACAAATTGAAAACAATCAATCAAAAAATTGTCACAATCAACATATTTTTAAATTGGTTGGAACGTGAAGGTAAAACGAGTAGCAGATTAACCCTAAAACTTTACAAAACACAAACTAAGGAACATAGGGAATCAATCAATGAAGCAGAATACAAACGGTTAATTCAGCATGCAACGACGGATGAAATGCGACTTTTCATTTTACTGATTGGAAATACTGGTGTGCGAATTACAGAAGTTTGTTCCATTCGTGCCAATGATCTCAACAGCAAATTAATCATAATTGAAAATAAAGGCAAACAGAGAGCAATTGCAATACCGCAGTTTCTGAAAAAACAATTGAAAAAATATGCCGAAGAACACGGAATTGTTAAAGAGATTTTCTACAAACGACAGGCGACCTATCGTGCCAGCTTAAAAACGATTGCCGGAAAAGCCAAAATTAATAAGGATAAGGTATATCCACATTCCATCCGTCATTACTTTGCTAAGTCCTTTTTGGATAAAGGCGGAGACTCAACTGTGTTGCAGCAACTATTGGGTCATGAAAATATCGGTACTACGACTATTTATACAAAATTGAACACAAATGAATTAGGGCAACAATTCAGCAAAATAAAAAATATATAAAGGTGGCGATAGCTTTGAGGAAAATTGCGAAAGCAAATCGCGGTTTCAAAGGTATTTGGATACCAGCAAGTTATTGGCTTGATGAGAATCTAACAGATAGAGAAATCCTCTTTTTGGTTGAAATTGATAGCTTGGATATTGGAGAAGATGGCTGTTTTGCGAGCAATAAACATTTTTCCGATTTCTTTGGCCTTACTGCCAGCAGATGTTCCCAAATCATAAAAGGATTAAAAGATAAAGGATATGTTGAGGTTGAATACGAATATGGTCCAAACAAAGAAATACTAAAACGATCTATGAGGGTAGTAAATAAATTAAAGCCCCCTATTAAATATTCTAAAGGGGGGTATTTAGAAAATGCCAAAGGTAGTAATACATCTTTTAGTAATACAGCTATTAATAAAGACCATATGTCGAGCAAGCCCGACTCAATACCTTATTCAAAAATTATTAGTCATTTGAATTCAACTGCTGAAAAGAATTTTAAAGTTACTCAGAAGTGGAAGGACTTGATAAAAGCTCGTTGGAATGAGGGACAACGATTGGATGATTTTATAAAAGTTATTGATGTTAAGTCAAGTCAATGGCTGAAAGATCAAAAAATGAATAAGTACCTCAGACCTCAGACGTTGTTTTCAAATAAGTTTGACGAGTATTTGAACGAACGACAAGCGCATTCATATAGCAATAAACGACGGAGAGAAACGGTCCCAAGTCACATTTTAAGTAATAAAAAAAAGAAAAATGACGTAGATGTATTGTTAGAAGCAGACAAAATAATTGAGGAGCGCCGCAAACATGAATGATTATGATTTGCTCAAAAAGGCGCATAATAGTTTGCCAAAAGAATACAAAGAGGTGATGGTTCCATATCTGAAAAGTTATGCAGCATTTCTTGTAAGTGGCGGGAAAGAATCAGAACAACGGGCTATGGATCTTTTTAAACAGTATTGGGTGGGATATAAAATTTATCTCTATCAACAGAAGAACAAGTATTTTGATTATTGGGACTTACGTAAAGTGTCGTATGAAGCGTATAGAGAATTAGCCCTAAAGATTGTATCGAATAATGCAACAACAAAATAGTATAAACAATTTGGAGGTAGGCATGAGCTATGTCGTGAAAACAATGTGTTACTTGGATAAAAACGGTCATGGTGTACCCACAAGTGAACACGCACAAAAATATGATGATTATGAATTAGCTGAACTTGCTGCAATCACTGCAGGTGGTTTTGTTGTAAAAGTCGAGGACGGCCGGATTATTTCTGAATCGGCAAAAGTTATGCCTCAAAAGAAGAAAAAAACAACAAAAGCCAATCAAGCATGGATGTTAAAACAATAAAAAAATGAAACATGGCATAAATCGCTTTGTATCAGTAGTTAAAGAAGTATTTAAGCACTTGCGATTATGTAGTGTATTCGAAAAGGAATCAGGTGGAAATATGAATTTAGATCAAAAGTGTTGCTACCTAAAAATGCAAGCCATTGACCGTGGCTTTGTAATGGAAAAACAGTTTATTGGAAATGTTGCTAGGATCACTTTTTCAGATAATGGGAAAGTCGGTATGGACATGGAAATAAGCGGAACTGATTTAGTTGTACCTTTTGCTCGTCTAACTCAATATGCAGATGAATCGTTTGCAGATTTTGCATTAGAAGTTTTAGGTACTGAATTTGAAAAAGGAGTTATCAATTAATGAAAACAGTAAACATCTATGGCGAAGCTGTCGAGGGTGAGGAAATCGAATACTTAGATGGTCGGCCGTGTAATGTAATCATTTTGCAAGATCAATCTGGTGTGCGGCATGTTGTTCATAAGGAAACCGCTGACCAGAACTTTAAGCGCAAACCTAGTCGAGCGGGAGTGAGATTCGATCTACTTGGTTGCCAAACGCTTGGACGAAAAGAACTCCAAAGGAGCAAACGTGGAACCAGTAGAAAATTTTATTAACAATGTTGTGCGCCACATGGAAACGGATTTAACTGTCAAACAGCTTCAAAGACTAAAAATAGTTTTAACAATGGATGTTTCAAAGTTTCGAATCGAAGAGTCTAAGAACGAAGTTATTATATATGACGAAAGTTCGGATTTAGCCGCATACAAACAATATTTCGTCTCTCTAAAATTGAGGGGGCTTGCTGACGGAACGATCAATTTAGCCATGCGTACTGTGGACCATTTCAATCGTTACATGCGGAAACCTTTCAAGGAAGTAACGACTAACGATATACGGCTATACATTGCAAGTAGGGATATGGAACATCATATATCAAAAGCGACGCTGAATCGTGAGCGTGGGGCCATATGCAGGTTCTACAGTTGGTTGTTTGAAGAGGAGTATATTACTAAGAACCCAGCTACACGAGTAGAGTCAATCAAAGTTGAAAAAAGACTCAAAAAGGCATTTACACCAGTAGAAGTTGAACTGATGCGGAATGCATGTATCAAACCAAAAGAGAAGGCAGTTTTTGAGCTACTACTATCGACTGGCTGCCGAGTGACCGAGCTGACATTATTATCGATGGATAACTACGATCAGCAGTCAGGATCAATAACTGTAGTCGGTAAGGGAAATAAGGAGCGCCGTGTTTTCGTGAACGCTAGAGCGAAAGTAGCGATCGATAACTATTTGAAAGTAAAGCCACATTTTACGGGTCCAATCATTTGTGGTTTACATGGAGTTGGAACAGGAATGACCGCAAATGGAATTCAGAAAATGGTCAAAGAGATATCGAAACGAGCAGGAGTTGCACACGCTCATCCGCACAAGTTCCGAAGAACTGCCGCTACATTTGCTATAAAGCAAGGAATGGAGATTAACAATGTCAGAATATTCCTAGGGCACAGCTCGATCAGCACGACACAGGGCTACATTGATGTTAGTGGTATGGATTTCAAACAGATTCATGAGCGATTTATCGCTTAAAAAGGAGACGATTATATGAAAGGGTACGCAATTAAAGTGATCTTCAGTAGTGGAGACAAGGGATATTTTGAAAGAGTAACGATGAGAAAAGGAGAAAAGTTAATTGTCATTAAAGAACTTGGAACAAATGACATGAAAGTTTTCAATTCAAAAAGAGATGTTCTAAATCGTGTTCGTGATTTGCAGCGACAGTTTGGCGCCTCGGCAGATTTCGAAGTCATTTACTCCTACGGTCGTGAAGTTCAAAAGCTCCGGTAACTGGGGCATTAGCGTAGAAAAAGAAAGAAGGAGATTTAATGACAGTAGAAGATTTATTACTAATTATCGGAGATGGTCATCAGGTAAGAGTAAAAAACGAACAAGGAAAAAACGTCACTTATAGCGCAGGATGTTTACCAGTAAATTACTTTAGCAAAAGAATAGTAGAGGCTCATATTTTAGGTGACTCAAATTACTTGGCAATGTATGACGAAGACAGTCCAGAAAGACTAGGAGAAGAAATCATAATTGAACTAGTTTTAAAAAAATGATCCGCAAGCGGAAGAAATAATTGGATAATGTGATCGCATTATGTTGGCAGAAAAAAAGCTTACTCCAGTTTCCGATGAAGTAAGCAAATGAGAATGTAAACAATTTATTATTAAAGTATAGCACATTGAAAATCAGAATGAAAAAATAAGGCCAATCAGACAATTAATAGCTATCTAAACGACGGGAATCAAGGAAGAAGTTGCATAAATAAAAAAGACTCTGCTTTAGAGTCTAATTAAAGGACACACTTTGTTCTTTTAATTGTTTGATTATCTCAGTGACATAAGCGTCTTGAAAATCTTTACGGAAGGACTTTAGAAATTCCTCAGAAAAGAAATCAAAATTTTTTTCTGAATATGCTAGCAATTCTTCAGGAGTTTTAAATTCTGCAATAACAGAAGCGCTGTCGAAAGAATCAGCTACGCGCAATGAAACTGATTTCATTAAAGAAACAACATCAATTTGTGTTCTTAACATAAAAATCACCTCTTCTGTTGAGTGTAACATAATTGAATAGAACTATCTGAAATTATCCGGTAACCCACGTCAATAAAGGAGAAGCATTAAACTAATCTAATGCTTGTTTAACCTTCATTAGTTCAATATAAAAGGATTTAGAAATAGATTTACCACATTTTTTACAAGCATAATCTCCAGTGGGAATATCGTTAAAAAACTCTTTTTCATACTCATGATTACACTCTTGCTCTTCTTTTTCTAAGTGCAACTTTCTTAATTCAAGAGAACGTTCTAATTCAATGGACATAGATACTCACCTTCTGCGAATTATTTTTACCACAAGCAATTTTTTAAGGGGTAAAAAGATAGTTTTAATAAACCAACTAACTCAGTTTATTGAAGAAAAAACACTGAGCAGTTAACTCAGTGTAAAAGACAGGACCTATTTAATCATAATTTTTTTACAATTATTCACAGCGCTTTTCATTGTATCAAAACTATTGATATCAATGTCGTAGATAAACAGATTCATTTTCATTGATTTGATTTCCTTCAAATTTAAAACGGCAAATATACTTGTAATATTTTTGGATTTAGAATTATTGAAATGGGCTTTTTCTAGGGAAGAGTACATTCGATAATTAGAAACATAAACGTGTACAGGATAAAAGTTAATCATTGTTTTCACATCCTCGTGGTACTCAATAACTATAACATCAAAAAGCCCTTTAATGTGAATATGAGGAACAACGTAAGTAAAACGTAATAAGGACCATGAAGGATGAATAAAACCAGCTGTTTCCGCAACTGGCTTAGAGCTAAAATGATGTACTTCGACTGTTTCTTTAGCTCTGCATTAGTATAGCACGTATATTTTTGAGAAGTTTATAAACGTTTTAACAAACATCAGATGAGTCGGCTACTCAACCTAGCAATAACATCTGAAATAAGATTTGAAAAATATTGCCAGTGGAGTTGAACTATTGTTCAACATTACTATTTGTCTTCAATTTCATCAATGAAGGCTGAAATATCATTTTTGAAAATGTACTTACTAAATTGTTCGCTTAGGATATTGCTGACATTTCGGTAAGCAAAGGTAGGTGTGTTAGGTAAAGTATAGTAATAAATACCATTTTTTTGATAGATGGGATCAGAAACGGTTGTTGTCTGATTTCCTTCAATCGCATTGCCAGCATCAGCTGCTATATCAATAATAAAGGCACCTATTTTTAATTGAGCCTGCTCTTCAATGGTCATAATGGGCTTGCCCGAATCGCCCACTTCAATGCCATTAATGATAATCGAATATTTAGAAAGTTGTTGTTTAAACTGCGGCATTGTTTTTCGATAAAAAAGTTGGACAGAGGAAGAAATTTTTGAGATCGCATGGAAAGCGCCTTGAGCAGTATTGCCTGAACCTAAAATGGCAATCTCACAATTACTATTTGGTAATAATCCAAAACTCAGGAGTGCATGCAATACTCCGGCATAACCAGCATAGAAGCTGTTTTGATAAACGAAGTTTCTAGGAATCAACTGTGTGGGATAAGCATTTTCCTGATAGTACATCATGGGTCTTTGATTATCGATATCAAGAATATAGAGATTTTTAGAAATTGCTTGAGTCTCCATAAATTCTTTACCTGATCCCAGTGGATGAGTCCAACCAATAATCATCTGATTTTGACGAATCAAGTCGTAATCAGATGGTTGGAGGAGTTTGAGAGAGAAGATTCCCTCACAAGAGGCAAAAATTTCAGAACGGGTTAAAATAGTGCAACCTGCTTTTCGATAATTCTCATCAGGGATACTTAGCGAGTCACCAAAACCATTCTCGATATAAATTGAATTGGCGAATTGTTTGATATGTTCAGGTAACAAAGGGACGCGACGTTCATTTGGAAAATTTGACTTTATAAAACCTAATTTCATAATTCCATCTCCATTCAATTTTAGTTTTTGTATAGATTTGTTCTTAGAGAAGTGTTTTGTGACGATGTTCTCGTGCTTCTTCAGTCTAACACACTAACACAGTTTTAAGGGGTTATCTTAATTCCCAGAGAAGATAGTCCGGTAACGGAGGATACAGAGGAGGTCTTAATGGATATCTCAAATTTTAAAATAATGAATCCTTATCCAGACAAACCGACATTGAGAGTATTGAAAAAAAGTTTGTTGTTCAATGCAGATTTTAAAAAATGGCTATCGGATAGCTATGTGACAGTTCGGATTAATTACGATTCAAAACAGATAGCGATTGTAAAAGAAAAAAGCAGCTTACCAGATGAGGCGATAAAGCCTAAAGAACAGAACAATAGTAACCAAATGAGGATCAACAGTAAAAATTTAGCTGATACGCTCAGAAAAATGTTTGATGTTTCAAAAGAGAGTTTCACATTGGAAGGTAACACGTATGACGAGTTTATTATTTTTGAGAAGGTCAACTAACGACGGATATCAAGTAGGAAAGGAAGATATAAATGAAAAAATACATTGAAGCAAAAATTCAAGGCGATTGGTGCACAATTGATCGAATGGATATTACAGAAACTGCTACTTTTACTATTTACAACGAAAATGGGGAATCGACGGATTTCCCTATCGATGAGTATGAACTTCGCATCGTTCAGTATGAGGAGAAAGGCGAATGAAAATTGTAGCAGTCATAAATGATTCAACAGGCCAAATTCAAACGGTGCTCGATGGATATACACACCGTTTTCCGTATAGTGGAATGCCAACAAAAAATATTGATATTACACGTCAGTACGGTGAAATCGGGGAACATGCGATTGTCTCAATCGAAATGAATGGTTACGAGCACCTTGTTTCTACAGAGAAATATTCACTTGTTTATGACGAGGAGGACGACGAATGATTGCAACAACCATAATTTATACCATAGTCGGCTTCATAGTAGCTGTTATGGGCTATATCTTATTCAATGCAAGTGACAAAAGTGAAAAAGGTTGGCGAGTATTTGGAGCCATTTTGTTTGTTATAGGAGCTTTTATAATTCTTGGTGCTGAATTAAATCTTTACTTCAATGGGACGCAGGAAGAATTAATAAAGTGGATGTTTTGGATGAAAGATTAGTTCCGGTAACCACGCCTATCAAGTCGGAAAGGTTGATGGGAATGAATAAATTAGAGGAAATCCTCAATAGCCCTGACAAATACAATCTGCCATCGGAAACGACGGATGGGCTCAGATCGTTACTGAGAGCCTTTGATACGAATCCGTTCTTTCCAATTGATAGATACGATTACGCCGAAATGCATTTGAGTCGGATGAAGCGATTAGGTCAGATTGAAAGTGATCTTATGCGAAGTATTCTAAATGATTTTTAAAAGGAGGAACTGGCTTGCCCAAAATATTAGATGCTTGTTGTGGTAGTCGGATGTTCTGGTTTGATAAGGAAAATCCAGATGTAACTTTTATGGATTGCCGTCAGTATTATGAAGAGCTGCCAACAGGTCACGTAATCAATGTTGATCCAGATATTGTTGCTGATTTTCGGGATATGCCTTTTGAAGATAGTGAGTTCGACATGGTGGTTTTCGATCCACCGCACCTTATTCATGCAGGTGAAAGTTCTTGGTTAGTAAAGAAATATGGACGACTAGATGAACTTTGGCCAGAAGACATTCGACAAGGTTTCGCCGAATGCATGAGAGTTCTGCGGCCTTCAGGATCATTAATCTTCAAATGGAACGAGGACCAAATTCTTCTTTCTGATGTATTGAAAGCGATCGGAGAGCAACCGTTGTTTGGTAATAAACGAAGTAAAACCCATTGGTTGGTGTTTATGAAATAGTTCCGGTAACTCAGCCTATTAAGGAGAAAATTATAGTGTAGAAACAAATAAGGCTTTGAGATATCAAATCTTACTTTATTAGAGAGTATCTTATTTTTTTGACTTCTTTATCGAGATAAAAATAATTATAACTGCACATATCAAAATAGGAAGTACTGTATTTTTCATCTTATCTTCCTCCTTCAAGAGATTAGTTTACAATCATTTTATCATAAAAATAAAAATTATCTTTCAGAGGGCAAGAGTTTTTTTAATGAGGAATCTTTAGAATTGAGCACAGTCAACTCGAGGTCTTTGAATTACTTCCGTTAACCGACCCAACTGCATAGAAAAAGACAGCCGACTACGGGCTGTCTTGGAAAAAGAACTTTCGTCTAGTTTCCGCTAGACAAAATAATTTTACCACAAAAAGACCGCCGGGATAAGTCGGCGGTCAGTGAGCTGGGCATTGAAGGATCAATAAAAAAGGAGTACCAGCTCATATGTATTGTACCTCAAATAAGAAGTGGAAGTGAAACATATGATACCGGATATCGAAATCGGGAAAATTTATAAATCATCTGATGCTAAGCCGCCAGCTTTTGCCAAAATCACAAAAATTTCTAATCATGATGTTTGGAACGATATTTTAGAAGATGACGAATTAACGCAGCTTGCATGGGGAGATTGGTATCAATGGGCCAATAAAAATATCTACTGCCATTTTGGAGCTGGATTCGACACGTATAGGCTGGTTCCGGCAACCAAAGAAGAAATTGCCATTTACGAAGATAAAGTTAGAAAATATCGATCGGAGGAAAACAATGATACCGAAGTTTAGAGCTTGGGTAAAACCAGGAGTTTTATCAAACCATCCCGACGGAGTAGTTGCGGATGCAAAACCCGACTTTTTAGGAATGGAATGCTTAGTAAAGAGAGACGATTTAAAAGGTAAAAAGTGCTTTACTGAAATATTTGATTTTGAAGACATCGAACTCATGCAATCAACAGGACTGAAAGACAAGAACGGCGTGGAGATATTTGAAGGGGATGTAGGATGGGATGACCACTTAGAAGTAAATGGAAAAGTAATTTACGATGAAGGAAAATTCATTTATGAATGGGAAAATATCTGCGACGATCTCTGTGAAGTTAATGCTGATATAGATGTTATCGGCAACATCTATGAGAATCCGGAGTTGTTGGAGGCGATAGAATGAAACTAAAAGAACTAATCGAGCAGCATACGTTAAAAGTTGTTTTGTGCGGTCACTGCGAATGTGGAGAGCGCAAATATGATTTGATTACAGATCATAATCTCGCTTATCCACCAATTCATGAGTCGACTATTTTAGAAGTTAAGCCAGAGTTGTTGGGGGTGCCGAAGTGAAAGATGAATTTATGGTTAGGTACACAAATAAACACGGTTTAGGCTGCACGATAGTCGTATATGCTGCCACGATGTTTGATGCAAAAGAAAAAGCTGAAAAAGAACTTGGTGATTACTTAAAGTCCATTAATGAGATTGTCAACTGTTCATTTGCACGAGAATTGATTCGCAGTCAAGACTTTGAGTAGATCCGGGATCGTCGCCAATTAAGGAGGAACTGTAATGAATGACGAGGATATTCATGACCTCTTAGAAAAGATAAATGAGAAAGATATCGCTAGAAATAGTATGCGAGAACTTGCTCAAAATTTAGGGGCATTCCGTAATCAGTTAGCCATTGAGGGATTTAGTGATGCTGAATCATTTGCTTTAACTTCTGTTTTTATGGCGACTACTATTAGCGCTAGTCAAAAGTAAGACTAAGTTATTTAAGCACTATATATTGTACGCGAAAATACGTTCCCACGATATATTGTGGATAAACCTGTTAATATGTGTATAACAAATACTTTGGGGAATAATTTGATTGGGAGGAAACGATTTGGAAATTCAAGTACATGAACTGCCAGAATCTCAGCTAGATATGATCGCTGAGAAAGTAGTTGCTAGGTTAGTGGAAGCGACTAAGCAAAGGCGAAAAGAGCTAAGGTCCAATTCATACCATAATACAAGGACGCTCTTGAGGAATTACTACAGATTAAAAACTCACTGCAAAATAGTAGAGGAGCAAGTCGAAGAGGATTTCGCTTCAATGTGGAATGACTGGCGCTTTGATGTAGATAGTCTACTAGAACATAAGGCGAAAACAGCAAAATTAATGAAACATGTTGATAAGGCTTTAGTTGAACTAAAAGCAGAGGATGAGCGAGCCTATGATATTTTAAACATGAAGTACTTGCTACCTAAGTGTTTTGCTGATGAATACATTGCTTCGAAATACGCTGTTGATCGAAGGACGATAGGGAAGTGGATAAAAAAAGCTGTTGAACAGCTATCAGTATTTATCTTTGGAGTGGATGTTGTAATTGATTGGTTGTAAGGCGCGTTTGTGGCGCCACGAGTGTACATTAAAAGTGTTACTATGATAGCGTGAAATAAATGTGATTAATCCGCCAAGCAGACGACTCAATTTAACTTTATTGGCATGAAGTTTCTCCTTATACTACTTAACATACATTCGTCTAGCTTGGTGGATTATTCGCTTTTTGACTACACTGCCACTTTGCGGAAACAGAGAAGGCAAACAATTGGCGGCATGAAATAATGATTTCTACATTGAGCATTCCGTCTTTATGTCACTGTGGCGGAAGTAGAAGACGTGTTGCATGCGTGCGAGGTTAATGCTTAGGCAACCATGAGTGGGGCGGTGCCACTCCAGTGATTTAGGGAGGACTTAGTAAACTGGCCAACGCTAAGTATCTGACCTGAAAGCATATGTTAGGAGGTAGCTCCTCCGAGTTGACGTGTAGCATCATTGGTGATGCATCTGACTGTTAGAGTTGGAAATGAGGTCGGTTCGATCCCGGTCACGTCAATAAACATTAAGTTGGACTTGCTAGGAACACGGTAAGTTGCCTTACGCAGGCTTTGTGAGCGGTCTATGAGCAGATACATCAATGCAATCATAGTTAAATGAGTTTGCTTTGATCAGGGGCGGTACGCTGATTCAGTGTTCTTTAATACATAATCAAGATCGCTTCGGCGGTCTTTTTATTTTGGATACAAAAAAGACCACTGCTCGGCAAAGCAATGGTCTAACGCAGGATAAAAATTTGTTACAACTAAAGTTTACGACTTTAGAACCTTTATGGCAACAAAATAGACCGCTGTTTCCGCAGCGGTCAAGTGAAAAAACAAATTTTTAAAAAGGATGATACATAGAAATTATATCATTGTAACGCTTACAGGACAATGCGGAAAAGGAATATAAAAATGAGAAACTATTGGTATGTGTCACTAAACAATAAATATCCTTTACCAATGAGAGGTCAACATAAACGGGTGGTGATGTCTGTTCAGATGAAGGCGAAGTACTCGATCGTAGAAATGACCAGGGAAGCAACGCCGGTTGAGATTGATCAGTGCAAGATGGTCTATTGTGGGTTTGGTTATTGGAAAGAGGAGCATGTGCAGGAGAATATCAGTAAATACATATAGAAAGGTGGTGGAGCTAGTGTGGAAAAATGGGAGTTAGCCTATAAGGACAGACAAGAAGGTATGAAGTATAAAGATATCGCTGAGAAGTACGATGTATCCATTAACACTGTCAAAGCTTGGAAGTCTAGGAAGTGGAATAAGCAGAAACAAGCTAGTGATCCGCCACCTAAAAAGGGTGCACACAAAAAAGAAAAAGGGCGCACACAAAAAAAGTTGCAACCAGTCATAGATAATGACGATCTGACAGAGCAACAGAAAATGTTCTGTCTTTTTTATTTGCAACACTTCAATGCGACAAAAGCGTATCAGCAAGCTTACGACGTTGATTACAAGACAGCTAATGCAAACGGAAGCAGGCTGCTAGTAAATGCTAGTGTTAAAGAAGAGTTGCATAAGCTCAAAGGGGAACTGCAACATGACACCTTTGTTACAGCGAAAGACTTAGTAAAAGAATATGTTAAGCAGGCCTTTTCAGACATTACCGACTTTACTGAGTTCGGCAATCAGACAAGAGTAGAAACTGAGCTTGATGAGAATATGAAACCTGTACCTGTGTTAGACCCAGAAACAGGTGAACCAATAACTTACTTAACAACGTTTGTAGCCCTAAAAAACTCAGATGAGGTTGACGGAACGCTTATTCAGGAAGTCAAAAAAGGTAAAGATGGCGTCTCAGTTAAATTATACGACAAGCAGAAGGCCATGAGTGAATTAATGAAGTACCTTGGTGGAGACAAACTTCGTGAAGCACAAATCAGCAAAGCGCAACAATCTTCTGATGTGAACGAGACTACAGAAGATAAACTTGACGAATTAATGAATAAGATTAGTGGTGAGTTAGATGGCTCTGACTGATGTCTATTCTAAAAAACAGATTGAAGTTTTAAATCAGACCGTAAATCAAGAGTGGTTTATCGCTCTTTTACATGGAGCAAAAAGATCGGGAAAAACCAAAATTAACAACGACCTTTTCTTGTTTGAGTTGCGTAGGGTTCGTAAGATTGCTGATCGAGAGAATATCAAAGAACCAATGTATATACTTGCTGGTGTTTCTAGCGCAACTATTCAGAAAAATGTTTTACAAGAGCTTTACAACATGTATAACATCGATCCAAAGTTTGACAAACATGGAAACTTCAAACTATTTGGGGTAAAAGTAGTTCAGGCATACACCGGGAACATATCTGGGGTAGGCGCGGTTCGAGGGATGACAGCGTTTGGGGCATACATTAATGAAGCGTCTCTAGCGAAACGAGAAGTGTTTGCCGAAATCGTTTCTCGCTGTTCTGGTACTGATGCAAGGATACTTGCCGATACTAACCCTGATAACCCTGAACATTGGTTAAAAAAAGAATACATTGATAAATCTAGCAGCAATATTCGTTCATTCCATTTCCAATTAGACGACAATGTCTTTTTATCTGAGAGGTACAGAACAAATATTAAGGAAAGTACACCTAGCGGCATGTTTTACGATAGAGACATTAAAGGTTTGTGGGTCTCCGCAGATGGAGTTGTTTATCAAGATTTCGATGCGAGTAAGCATTATATTCGTTCAGATGACCTGCCAAGTCTATCAAAGTTTTATTGTGGAGTGGACTGGGGTTATGAGCATTGGGGAAGTATTGTTGTTATCGGAGAGACCGACGATGGAACAGCATTCCTAATTGAAGAACACGCAAAACAACACGAAGAAATAGATTATTGGGTAGAAATCGCGAAGGGGATTCAAGAGCGTTACGGCTCACGAGTGCCCTTCTATTGTGACTCGGCGAGACCTGAGCATGTTGCCAGGTTCAGAAGGGAACACATTGAAGCTTTTGATGGAGAAAAAGCTCGATTGAGTGGTGTTGAATCGGTAGCGAAAAGAATCAAGCAAGACAGACTATTCGTTTGTAGGGATAAAGTTAGCAAATTCCCTGGTGAAATTTATCAATATGTTTGGGATGAAAAGAAAGGCGAACCTATTAAACTGTTTGATGATGTTTTAGATGCTTTGAGATACGCAATTTATACAAATGAAGTAGTGAATGCAAAAACAGCTGAGATTGTTAATAAAGTACAATTCGGGTTTAACTAAAGGAGTGAGAAAATGGCAATTGTTGTAAACAGAGAAATAGCTGGAGATTTAAACAATCCAACTGCTGAACTGCTTAATTATTGCATCCAAGAGCATTTGAAAATGTTGAGACGGTTAGAAAAACTATCAGATTATTACGATGGCAAGCATGATATCACGAAACGTAAAAAAGAAAATGAAGCTGCACCTAATAACAAAATACTTGTCAATCATGCGAAATATGTAGTTGATATGAATGTTGGTTTCATGGTTGGAAATCCTATCTCCTATGTTTCAGATGCAAACAAAAATATCCAACCTGTATTAGATGCGTTTGACGAGTTGGATATCGTATCGCATGACACAGAACTAGAAAAAGATTTGTCTACGTTTGGTATTGCCTATGAACTGCTTTATCTTGCGAGAGGGAAAGAAGTAAATACAACCGAAATGCGTATTAAGTGTATTGATCCAAGAGGAATCTTTTTAGTTACAGATGATACCGTTGATAAGAATCCTCTATTTTCAGTGCATTACCAACCAGTGTTCGACCTACAAGGCGGAATTGATCATTATATCGTAAAGTATTATAACGACAACCGTGTTATCACTTATAAAACACAATCGAGAGAATTCGGTGAGTATTTATTAATCGATGCAAAACAGCATTTTTTCAAAAAGGTTCCGGTTATTGAATACCGGAATAACGAGGAGAAACAAGGTGATTTTGAGCAAGCTATTTCATTAATCGATGCGTATAATCTGCTCGAATCAGATCGTCTGAATGACAAAGAAGCTTTTGTAGACGCAATTCTATTTATCCGTGGTTTTACATTACAAGATGGAGATGGCGCGAAGTTGGCAAGCGAAAAAATGCTTCAAACAAGCGCTAAACCATCTGAGGTTGCTGCAGATTATCTAACAAAGGAACTAAACGAAGACGGGGTAAACCTTCTCAGAGAAGCGATCTTAGATGATATCCATAAGGTAACGTATGTCCCTAATATGAACGATGAAAAATTTGCTGGAAATATTAGCGGAGAAGCAATGAAATATAAGTTATTTGGTTTATTGCAACTTATGTCAGTTAAGTCACGTTATATGATCAAGGGGTTACGACAGCGCCTGCAACTGTTCGAAAATATCCTCAAAATTAAGGATTCATCATTAGATACAACAGGTACTAAGATTAAGTTAAAACCTAATTTGCCAGTCAACACTAGCGATATTATCAATCAGATTGTAGCAGCATATAATGCGGGCATTTTACCGCTAAAAGTTTTGCTTAGCTGGTTGCCGGACATTGACGATGTGGACGAAGTAATTGAACAACTGAATTTCGAAAAAGAGGAAAAGATCGAACTTCAGAAAAAAGCAATGGGAGTTCAAGCGCAAGATAGTAATTCAGATTTGGATGATCCGCCAGAGGAGGAAGATGATGATCAAAGCAACCTTCAAAAAGAATAACAATTCATTTATTGAGTATGAAGTTACTGGTCATGCTTATTTTGCTGAACCAGGGAAGGACATTGTTTGTGCAGGTGTTTCAGCATTATTTATTACGATTACTAATCAGATGCTATGTAAATCTTATGTGAAGTTACACGATCAACGAGTGTCAATTCTTAATCCTAATGAGATTGATAACGTATTAGTAGAAGTGTTGCTTTGCGGGTTGTATGATATTCAGCAAAAGTATCCCGAACATGTTTCGGTAGAGGTGATTGGAGCTGATTAAATGGCTCAAAAGAAACAAAAACAAGATGACTCTTATTGGCTCGATCGAAGCATCAAGCAAGAGAAGAAAATTAACGATGCTGCACAAAAAGTCGAACAAAAAGTTATATCAGCGTACCGTCAAGCTCAGAGCTATTTAACAAGACAAGCAAGAAATTTATTCAGTCGAGCAAAGCAACGGTCAGGAATGGATGAGGAAGAAACGAGAGCCTTGCTTAATCAACCTGTACAGCCTGACGAACTGGTAGAACTCAGAAAACTTGCTGATGATGTATCTAATCCTGATCTTCAAGAATCAGCAATAAAACGATTGAACGGTCTAGCGTTTAAAGAGCGAATAACAAGAGCCGAAGACTTGAAAGCTAAGTCTTTTTTAGTTTCTAAACAAATTGCTGATGTACAACTGAGCAAGTCCACCGACTTCTATATTGATGTCATACATGATTCTTATAATGAAGCAACGGCAGAAGCAGTAATTCAACAAATCGAGCAAGCGAAGAACGATTCGATTATAAATGTTTGGGATGGTCAAAAGTATGACTCACAAATAGAGACATTTAGACAAGCTAAAAAGCGTGGAGTACCAATTGAAGTTTGGAATGACCTTAAATACAGGAAAACTGATTATGAGTTTAAGGAGCTTTCCACTAAGTACACCAAGAACATCCTTGATTCCCATTGGCACGGATCGAACTATTCAAAACGGCTATGGAAAGATACTGAAGCATTGGCAAAACGTCTTGAAGAGCTGTTCACTGTTGAATCTATGACGGGCATGTCTGAGTTTGAAATGGCTAGAGCAATAGCGGGAGAATTTGACCGCTCAATTGGCGTTGCTCAGCGTTTAATACGAACCGAGGCCAATTACATGGCGAATCAAGCAAAGCTTAAAGCGTGGCAAGACAGAGGTGTTGAAGAGTATCGACTTATTGCTGTTTTAGATTTCAGGACTTCAAAAATTTGTCAGGGCAAAGACGGAAAGATTTATCTTCTTTCCGAAGCTGTTGTTAATGGAGCAGCCGGAACATACCCACCGTTTCATCCTTGGTGCAGAACGATAGCTGTTGCTTATATTGGAAAACGATCACTGGCAGGCAAACGAACAG